TACCCTCGTTCGTGACGGACAATTATCTGCTGCTACAGCAAGACCCCCACTACATTGACAATATCCGTGCAGCTACACAAGGCAATGAGCAGCTGTTTGAGGCATGGCTGCATGGAAATTGGGATATCTTCTTCGGTCGTTTCTTTGATACATTTGATCCTGTTATACACAAGATTGACCCCGAAAGCATTCTTGAGGCCGGAAGAATACCCGAGTCCTGGAAGATAGAAGGTAGCCTTGACTATGGCGAAGCTTCCCCCACGAGCTTTGGCTTATGGGCTACATCTCCGGAAGGGGTGTCTGTCAGGATTGACGAGTATTATCGATCTGGCCTCTGGGTTAGTGAGCATGCAGGTAATATCGCTGCGATGATTGAGGGGAACATATATACGGGGGGCCGCAAGCCGAAGCGCGTGTGGGCTGACCCGGCTATCTTCCATACTCGCTCGGCGGCAGGGCATGCCAGCATGAACAGGATGGTATCCGACGTGTTCCGGGGGTCCGGGCTGCATTGCGTGCCGTCGAACAACGATCGGTTAACAGGCTGGCGGCACATGAAGAACATGCTGGCCTGGAAGCGCGACGATAGCGGCCTGGTTACACTGAACCCGACGTTGCTGTATTTCCCGTCTTGTGTAGATTTTGAACGTCAGATGATGAATGCCAAGTATGCTGGCAACGAAGATAACCCCCGCGAAGACATGAACACCACAGGTGAGGACCACTCTCCTGATGAGACCCGGTATTTTTGCATGGGCCGTGGTCGTGGCGCAATCAAGAAAAATCCGAACTTTTACGTAGGGTCAACTTTCGAACAGGAAGTCAAGCGACTGCGTGACCGCAGACTGGGCAGGCCCGCCAGGGCGCGTGGCCTGGTGGTTGTGGCCAGTTAAAAAAGGAGCGTCAGGATGCCAAAAGTAGACGGCAAGTATTACCCCTATACTGCTGCCGGAAAGAAGGCGGCAAAGAAAGCGGCTGACACGGAGAAGAAAAAGAAGAAGGTCAAGGTCCGGAAGAAAAAGGCCATGTATTAAAGGGGAGGGCATCAATGGCCAAACAGCAGGTCAAGGTTCGTAAGAAGAAAATGGAAGAAGTCGAGCAGCCGGGGTCCATAAAAAACGAACTTGAGCTACAGAAATACCAAGATGATGTCGTGATGAGGGGCAGGGCCGGGGAAACAAAGACGCCCAAAGGCACAGAAAAGCATACGATGCTTCTTTCAACGCAAACATTTGATACCGGCACCGAGGATGAGCGGACTTACATCGTGCCCCGGCATGACCCGAAGACAAAGAAAGAAATGACAGATGCTGAGGCGACGAAAAAGTGGATGCCGAAGATTCGTGAAGGAAAGGTCACAGGATACAGAACCGTAGGAGAAGCGGAAAGCGACCTTCGCACGATCCGTAAAAGAGTATTGGAGAATACGCCCACGCGTCAAGTGCGGAGGCCGTCTGGGGGTAAAACTCAGCCCTATGCCTACAAAACAAAAGAAGGAGAAGCATACCAAAAGGGCGACGAGCAGATACTTAACCGAATTCGAAAAAGAATACGGGTCAATGCACAGAAACGTCGAAAGGATAAGTCATAGATGGCAGAATTTTACCCAGACGACGAAGAATCCCAGGTAGCGTTCTGGCAGCGTCAGATAGAATACGGTGAGTCCAAGTTTGGTCCGTTCTGGGAACTTGGCGACGCTGTTAACAAGATGTATAACAACGAACCGGCTACTGCCCGCGAGTCAAACCTTGACGGTGCCGTGTTCGACCGGACGCCGATGAGGGCCAAGGCTAACTTTATCTTTGCGTTTATCGACCAGTCTATTGCCAACTTGCTGGACAGGAACCCGACATTCCGGGTAACACCAAAGTCATCCATGTCAACGTCTGGTGCTCCCGTGGTTCAGAGTGTCATCAATCACTGGTATCGCGAGACAGGCCAGTTCGCCCAGGACAAGCGGTGCCTGCTTGATGCCTTCATTTACCCATATGCCGCAAAGAAGATAGGTTACACCGCAAAGCTCAACAGCGAAGCGTATACGCTATCTGATTCTGCCGACTTCGAGCTTCAGTCTCCAAAAGAAGAAAACATGTTCATGATGGAACAGATTGCGGTGAAAATGCGAATGCATCATGAACACTCAAAACATATCGAGGAGCACACAGCTCAGCTTCAAGATCCGATGACACCGGTTGAAGTGGCTGAAAGCTTTCTCAAGCCGCACATTGAAGAGCACGAGGAGGCTGAGTCTATCGGTCAGGCCAGCACTCATGTTGATATCCAGTATGAGGCACCGTTCGGCACGCGCTGGCATCCCAGGAATTTTATGTGGGACCCGACGTCCACTGACGGAGTGCGCTCGGCCAGGTGGGTGGCTTTCAAGGTGCGCAAGCCGCTGTATGCGGTTAAGGCTGACAAGAACCTGAAAAACACCGATGAACTGGAATCCAACCTGACCCGCGACGAAAAGGCACCGATAGAAGAAAACTCTCCGATAGGGTTCGATGATTTTGGAATGGTCGATATGTGGGAGATATGGGTGCGCGATTTCCCGGTCAGCCGCAACAAGCGCAGTAACATGCTGCTTACTATTGCTTCGGATCACGATAAATTCTTGATGAACCGGAATGATTGGCCATATGAAAACATCGAAGATTTTCCGGTAGAGGTGCTGGCATTTAACAATGGCACAGATGAGTGGCTGTCGAAGCCGCTGATGGCACTGGGCGGCGGTGACACATTGCAGCTTCTGCTTGGCGAATTTCTTGACAGCATGATATCTGTGATCCGCAAGCAGAAGAATACGTGGCTGTTCGATTCGACCATTATAGACGAAGACAAGTTCGAGGAAATCCGCACCGCACCCGAATCAGCGGGTATCGGGGTAGAGGGGCTTGCGTCCGCTCCCAGCAACCCCGTAAAACCCCTTCCTTTTCAAGAGATTCATGTTGATAAGCAGCAGTTTGTCAACATGACGCAGGACCTTTTTGATCGCACAAATGGCACGCCCACGCCCCAGCAGAGGCCAGGAACCGAGACGGCAACAGAGGTGGCTGCGATCGAAAAGAAGAACTCATCCCGCGAGGATGCCCGTGGTAATCTTTTCAAGGAATTCCAGGTTTCTACAGCTACGAAGTTCTGGGGCTTGCATTCCCAGTTTCGTCCACCCGAAGAGTTTCTGATAGACCCGCGCACAGGCGCATGGTCCGAGGTGGACCCGAAGGTATTGCAGGGACAGTATCGGTTCGCGGTGGATATTTCGAGCCAGGCCGTGGCGATGAGCATAGAGCGTAAAACATACCTCGACCTGCTCAATCTTTTTGCCGGGCTGACCCCTACTTTCATGCAGATCCACGGCACGCCACCCAACTTGCTCAAATTTGCGGAGCTTCTGCTCACGCGTGGATACGGGATCACTGATCCGGAGGCTTTTCTTCCTGGCACGAATACCGCATTTGAAGAGCTGCAGGCCCAGATGGAAGATCCAAATCAACGTGCAAGTATTGTGCAAGCCATGGCCGCGCTTTCGGGGGGCGGTGTTCAGAACCAGCATAGCCCGGGTCCGGTTAACACCCAGCAGTTTGCTGCCAAGCCCGAGTCAGCAGAGGGGCAGGCCCAGCAGGTACCGGCCGGTGGTCAATAGAAGTTAACAGGTGCATAGGAGACGTTATGGGACTTGAAGGATTAGTTGAAACTGTAATTACGTTTACGTGTATCAGTTCGATTGTGAGTTTCGCGCTGGAGAATGTTCGTGGCGTCATTAAGACAGATGACCATTGGGATGAGGTCATGCTAGGTGTAAGCATTCTTATATGCTACACATTCGACGTTCAGCTTCTTCAGTCGATAGCCGGGAATGTAAGTGCGCTGTCGGCGGGTCCGTATGTGGATTATTTGATTGGCGGGTCAGCTATGGCGGGTGGTGGAGCCAAGCTGCTTAAGCGCATCAATCGCGATGTGTCGAAGGTCAAGAAGGCAGCGGCGTAATGCTAGGACTCGCCAGCCTCGTTGGCCCATTGGTTAACCAGTTTGTTGACAGAATTCCGAATGGCAACGAGCGAGCACGCGCAAAGGAGCAACTTGAACAAGGACTGGTTGATGCAGCTAATGAGGTCATGCTGGCCCAGACCAGAATCAACGAAGCTGAAGCTTCCCACAAATCTATCTTTGTTGCTGGTTGGCGTCCTTTCATTGGTTGGGTCTGTGGCGTTGGTATTTGTTGGTCTATGGTTGTTAGCCCAATATTTCAGTGGGCTATAAATATGTTTGGTGATGGATCAGAGTTGCCGACGGTAGATACGTCATACCTGATGGAATTGGTGACGGCGATGTTGGGTATGAGCGGGTTGAGGACTTTCGAGAAAATGAAGGGAGTGGAGCGCAAGTAATGGCTGACCCAAAGAAGAAGAAGAAAAAGGTCATGGTGCGGATGCCTAAATCTGACGCCAAACCTGAAAAGCTACAACCAAGGTCACAGGTGGATGTGATTCGCAAAGCGTCGTAAAATTAAGGTATACACTACGGACCCCCACTCTGGTCGTTACTAATGCCCACATATCATTACGAATGTCCGTCATGTAACGGTTATTCTGAGCACGTTGTCAGGTTTGATGACCGTCATAGTTTACAAGAGTGCAAGTGGTGTAAGCTGCACGAGTCTAAGTATGTGATGACGATGCCTCATATGAAGGTATTTGAACCATACCATGACGAATCGCTTAACTGTGATATATATGGAGAACGTCATCGCAAAGAGGTGATGATGTCGCAGGGTGTGCAGGAAGCGGGCGATACGGTTGGTGGTTCGCGCAATTTTGAAGTATCATCAAATAATGGCGGTATGTTGCCGCTTCAGGGCAAGACGCACGACGATGTAAGGCGCGATAGTGACAGGCGTCGTGAACAAGGTGAAAACATGGTGGTAGGAGTAGATTCATCGAACGCCCACGGCGAGACCAAGACCACCTGGCATCGAGTGAAAGATCTTGAAACCAGGCAGGAGACTACGTCGAAGTCGATAGGCCAAATCATCAGGGAAGGGTAACGTATGAATTCACAAGATCAGAGACAGGTCGGCAGCGATGAGGAGACGAGCACGTTCCGTGATTTAATTGACACTGCAACGGACGATCTTGACCTCGACCCGTTTACCGAAACCGTCGAAGATAGGGAGCTGGACCAGCTTCTCACTGGCTCCAATCAGGCCGATGTATCTCCGAACGCCGAGGAAACGCAGGGAACTGCGCCCTCACCAAGTGCGTCGCAGAACAAAGGGATTGATGTTGTACTTGAGAAGGTGCAAGAGTTATTGGGTGATGAGTATTCACGGCCCATTCGTCAGTTGCAGGGAGAGTATACACGAGGTAGGCAGGAAATAGCATCTGAACGTGCCAAATTCGATGAACTCAGCGGCAAAATGGAGCAGCAGCTCGAAAGGCTCGATAATTACGAGTTTGTGACTCCGGAAGATGAGGATCATGAGGCACGGGAACAGGAGGTCGATAATCTGAAAGCTGCAATTACCGATGATCATCGATCTCTTTTCCGGGTGATGCTTGCTGAACTTGGCCCGGAGTGGGCCGCAGAAAACGGGTATATCAAAAATGCTGATCTGGCTGCACAGGCAGAGCAGGATGCCCGTTCTTCTGAGCTTACGTCCGCTCTTGATGATGGCATCAGTAGGTATGGAGATGCTTTTGGCTCCAGGGTTGATGGGCGATTTGTCCTCAACGAAGAAGCCAAGGCCAAGATGGCACCTGTATATGCTCGTCTTGTCAATAATTTGCCCCAAGGTGTCCAGTTCCCGGGAACAGTGCTCGATGTATTCGAGATTACGTTCGGGGGAGGAAGGCGCACCTCAGAACAGGAACGTGTCGATTCCATCCTCGGGGCTTCAGGTGTAGCCAATGGCTCTGCTGGAGGTGGAACGGGTAGCTTGGCTTGGTATAAGCCCGGTGAATCACTTGGCAAGACGATTCGTAAGGCTGCTGCTCTTGCAACGCGTGAAGTAAATTCACGACGATGAAGGCCATCAAACTAACAGGAGCAAGTGATGGCTGATTATACCTCGCTATCGCAGGACTTTCAGACAGTATTAAGTTCTACGATGCACAAAGTGCTGGGCACAGGAGCGTTTGCGGATAATATTTTTGATGCAGACCCTCTCCTGTCCTGGCTTAAGTCCGGCCAGCGCATCAAGGTAATCGATGGTGGTGAGCGCATTCGTGTGCCGATCCTCTACGAGAAATCCTCGGCTGGTGGATATTACAGCGGGTACGACCTGCTCGATACAACGGCGCAGGAAGGCCACACGACAGCATTCTTCACCTGGAAACAGCTCGCTTACAGCGTGTCTGTCTCAGGTCTGGAGTTGCGTGTCAACGCTGGATCGAAAGAAAAGATCAACGACATTCAGGAAGCCAAGATTACACAGGCCGCAATGACCATGTCGGATACCGCCGCAACGGGTGTGTATTCTGATGGTACAGGTTCCAGCAACCTGCAGATTACGGGTCTTGGTGCCATGAATCCTACCGACGCGACTTCATCGGCTTACGCTTCGATCCCGACGTCCAATACGGCCTGGGCTAACCAGGCTACGGACAGTGTCGGCGCAATCGCAACGAATCTGATGTCGAATCTTCGCGCACTCATGAACAACTGTTCTAAGGGTAGCGGTGGAGTTGACACAAGCCCTGACGTAATCTTCACAACCCAGACGGTTCATGAAGGTCTTGAAGCACTTCTGTTCCCGATGGTTCGCTACCAGCCTAATCCGGGTGGTGGTGCTGATGCCGGTATCGAGACGCTGAAGTTCAAGGGCGCAGATATTATGTGGGATAAGTTCTGCCCGTCCGGAGAGCTTCACGCCCTCAACAGCGCACATATCGGGATGTTCGTCCACAAGGATGCTAACTTCGCGATGGCTGAGGGTGGATTCCAGCGTCCTACGAACCAGGATGCGTTCCTGACCCAGATCCTTGCGCAGCTCAACCTGGTTACGAATAATCGTCGTAAGCTGGGTAAGCTTAACGGGCTGACTTAGGGAGGATGAACCATGGCAGCATCTACGGTCGTAATTGATAGTAACGTACAGATGGCGGGGAACCATCATATCGTTACGGGCACAATCGAAACGGCAGATGGAAGCGGCGAAGAAGCGCGGATCGTTCCGTCTTCCGGTGGGGTTCTGTACATCAATGCCCACCCGACTGCCGATCATACCGATGCCCCCGAGTTCCGTCTGAACAAGGAAGATGATGGATCGACTGCTAGTAATGGGTTGGTCTACATCAGAACTGCTGCCGCCCAGACCGTAAGGTTCACAGCGGGAGTCATTCTTTAAGCCGAAACATCAATGGAGGAGTAGGCTATGCAGTTAATGAGTGTAAGTCGTACGGAGGCCGAGAAAGTCTTTATCGTGGTTCAAGCCTCGGACGTAGCGGCAGAAATTGTTCCGGGCACGCTTAACTCGGCGGTGGGAGGTTTGCATCCCGGGCAGGTTGTGGAATGGGTGACAACGACTACGGCTGGTCTTCAGGGCTACCGTGTTGAAATTGTCGATGGTGTATACAACCGGACACAGGGTATCGCTGGCAAGGTCGCTGGCGTTGTTGATACCACGATTGCTACCGGTGCTGTCGGGCGTCTTCAGGTTTACGGACCTGCGACTGTCCGGGCTTCAGCGTCGTACGATGCACCTTCGGCCCTTGTTACGTGGAGTATTAACGCCACGAACGTGGGGCATGTTACGAACGTGTCTGTATCTGATACGCTTGGTGCCATATCACCCATGGGTGCGTTTGTTGGCTGGAGTCTTGAGGCTGGCCCGAGTGCTACCACAGCAACAGTGCATTTGAGTTTGCTATAAAGTGAAATAGGGGTGCCCCAAACGCAGGGGGGGACGGATGAGCCTCCCAACCCCCCTGCCACTTTACTTTTTGAGGCTCTGGGAGGCTCATATGGTAAGTGTTGTTGCGTGCGTTAAGGATCGCGCACACAATGTCAAGAAGTGGCTTGAAAGCCTGGCATTGCAAACGGTTGATATTCAAACGATTTTGGTTGATTACGGCAGCACCGATGGGCTTGATAAGGTGCTAGAAGATTCACCCGTAGCCGTTGGGTATATACCTATAGATGATCTTGGCATTGATAAATTCCCGGAAGCTTATTTAAAGAACGTCGGGGTGCGTCATGCCAATCAAGATATCGTAGCCTGCACGAACGTGGATGTTTGTTACGAGCCAGAGTTTTTTGAAAAGCTGGTTGGAAAGCTTGGAGAACATACGCTCGTTATGGCTATGAGAAAAAACGCGCCAAAAGATACCACTGTTCCTGTAGACACAGACGGCTGGGGGCGAGATAGAAAAGGAAAAGATGGCAAGCCCCCGTGGTCGGCAACAATAGTTTGGGGTTGTGATACAGGGCTTCCGCTTATCGCCGCAGCCGATTTGCAGATGCTGAACCGGATTGACTGGTATGCTTTACAAGGCTATGACGAGGAGATAAGAGGCTGGGGGTCACTGGATAGCGACCTGACTATGAGGTGTATGTTGTATGGCATGAGTGTTCATATAGCAGGAATGGATTATGCGACATATGTGCACGATTGGCACGAATCATACCCGGATGTCCATCTTGCGGATGCACTGAGGAATCACCCAATCATAATGAACAAAATTAACTGTGGAACCGTGAGAAGAAACGGTGAAACATGGGGAGGCTCAAATGCCTGACGAAAAAACGTATGAATTACCTGACGATGTTCATGTTCTCGTAGCAACGCCAAACTACACGAACCTCTTCAGCTCGGAAGCGCATACTAATCATATTGAGTGTGTGTCTGATTGGAAAAAATGGGGCATCAAGTATAACTGGATGATTGTGGGACGAGCATTCGTTCATTTCGCCAGGTCTCAGCAATGCCAAGCAGCACTGGATGGCAATTTTAGCCACATCTTTTGGGTCGATGATGACTGTATGATAGACCCGGAAGTGCTGCCCAAGATGTTGGAGCACGACAAAGATGTTGTTATTGCACCGTATCCGATGAGAAAGTCACCGTTCGAGATTGGTATTTTGTCGTCCCAGCAGTTCAGGTGCAAGTCTTGTGGCGAGCATACGATATGTGACGATGAGGTTACACCTCCTGAGACAATGGAGTGCTCTGCGTGTGGAGAAATTGCTGATCGGGATTTTCATGAGCATGCAGCATATCGCAATCTCAGGACTGATGACCTTGACAAGGGACTTGTGAGCGTAGATGGTGGCGGCACACATGCCATGCTCATCAAGACCAGCATTCTCCGGGAGGCCCGAGGTTTCAAGCCTCCGAATCCCGGCGATCCTGTAGACCCAGAGAACGATTCGTATCCACCTGGGGCTGTCGATGTGTTTCAGAAGATGCACGGTCTGTTTGACAGCGTGGATGAGCAGCACCTGATTGATCATTATATCGGGGAGCTGCCTGATCAGTCGCGCACTTTTGAAGAAGAGGCTGAAGGTGGAGCCAAGCCGTTCTTTATTATGCCGAAGGTTGGCACCGAAGATATGCTCTGGTGCTACAGGGCAAAATGCAAGGGTGTGGAGATTTACGCAGACACCGATCTGTTTGCTAATCATATCGGCTTCCCGCCAGTAATAACCCGTGGGTTTACTGAGAAGGCCGAGATAATGAAAAAAGATCCTGAAAATAATATGATGGCTCCCGGTCAGGTTGTGTTACAGAAAGTCGGGGACCGTGGGCGTAACCATACAAGAATTCAAGCTGATTCTTCCACGAGCCTGACATGAGAGCATATGTATGTCACAACACGGGTTGTGGAAAAGGACTTACTACAGACCTTAATGAATGGGGTCCGTGTCCAAAGTGTGGAGGTTTGAAGTGGGGAAAACTTCGTCTTGTAAGATATATCACCACGCTACGTATTTTGTGGATATCCCGAGGCCAACTACTGGTGCCACCCCAGTACTCGTGGCTGGAGAGGTGGGCGAAGAAGCGGATGGAAGACACAAAGGAGACGGGAAAAGTCGCGTCGGGTTAATGGGAGGCTCAGATGAAAGAAGGACTATTTTCTGTTGACGAGATCAACAACAGGCTCCTGCAGAGTTCGGAGGGCCGCGAGGAGCTGAGAAGGCTCGGGGCTTTGGATGATGCCGGATGCAGGGCAACGAACCAACAGCTCGTACTCGGAGATGTCGTAACGGGTCGGCTGTTCGCTGTAAGGTGCAGCAGTAACGGCAGGAAATACAAGCAGGATGTGGGGTGGCCGAACCGCATAACGATAGAGCCTGACGGTAACGGCATCGATGAGGGGTCGGCGGCACTGCTCAAGGGTTTGGTGATTGCGCTGCAGCCAAACGTCGTTTTAGAGACGGGCACTCACAAGGGACGCAGCACCAAGGCGATACTTGAGGGGCTGGTTACCAACGAAAGAGGCTGCATGTACACCGTCGACAGGGATGACTATGGCACCTTTGACGGTTTTCTTAGTGACGAGGAGAACGGGCGGCTCACCCAGGTTATTGGCAAGACGCCTGACATCTTCAGTGCTAATCCTCTGGACTTGTTGAGCGATATCGAGTTCGCTTACCTCGACGGTGCACATGACGAAACTATCTACGATGAGCTTAAATTCGTGGAAGCTCGTGTTTCGGACTCCTGTTGCGTGGTGATAGACAACGTGAACGATGACTGCTGGCCAGGTTTCAACGAGGCCATCACGAAGTTTCTGGACGAGGGCATGTACCGCCGGGTGACGCTTAACACGCTGTGCGGATTCGATATTATACAAATCTGTGATGCGCAGTGAACACGGTCCTTATCACGGGAAGTTCTGGGTTGGTGGGATCTGCTGCGTCTGAGTATTTCCTGGAACGTAAGTGGAAGGTAGTCGGCGTAGACAATGATTCGCGTGCTGATTTTTTTGGCAGAAGCGGGAGCACGTATAATAACCAGCCGATAAACAGGAACTATAAACACTGTTACATAGATATTCGTGACGCCGAAAAGATGAATCACCTGTGGACCCGGTGCCAACCTGATGCAGTAGTGCATTGTGCGGCCCAGCCAGCACACGAATATTCGAAGATACACCCGCTCGAAGATTTTGAGATTAACGCTTACGCTACGGTTAAGTTGCTAGAGCTATGCAGGAATTACATACCTGAAGCTCCTTTTGTCTTTTTGTCGTCGTCGAAAGTGTATGGGTTAAACGTAGACGGGCACGACTATAACACGATAGATGAGACGATTCCAATCGATCAAGCCTGGCACTCACCGTATGGGGCCAGTAAAGCCGCTGCGGACATGATGGTTCAGGAATATGGTTATGAATATGGCATGAAGAC